CCACTCCCCACTTCAGAATCAGACCACCGGGAAATGTTTTTGTCCCAGGTTTAGCCAAAGTTTGATCAAAGCTAGCCAGACCAGCTGGGGTCACGACACGTCCTGTATCTGTGCCAGCCTGCACCTCGGCGTTAGTTGCCAGCTCCACCGTCCCTTTTAATGTCACAGTGGCGTTCTGCAGCCCTAGTGTCAGTAGGGCGGCTAAAACCTGCCCGTTATCAGCAGGGGAGAGGACCCCACCCGATCCCTCGACAATAGCCGCCATCTCTTCCTGTAGGCTGTTCAGCCAGTCCGCAGTGACCACCGTGCCCTGTGTGCTGGTGGCCGGATTGCCGTCGATGAACAAGCCGCCATCGGTTACTATACGCTGCATATAATTCTCCTAGTCGATATAACTGAAATAAACATATGTGTGAGCTGGTTTTAGCTCGGTAAAAAGATCCTCAAGCAACGACTGTGAATTCCACCAGGTTAGCCGCTCCCCGGCTGTCGATTCTCCGGCCCTGAAATTGTAGACCGGTTGATTAAAAATCTTAACGCCCCATTGATAGATAACATCGGATAAAAAAAGTTCATCTCCCGCCGCCGACCATCCGGCCATAAACGGTACCGGCTCGACAATCTCGATTTCATAACCGAGTGCTTCCGCCAGCATCATAAAATAGGGGATAGACAGCCCGCCTCGTTCGCGCAATTTTCTAACCAGCATGTTTCTGCGCAACTGCAAGGGATCTTCTGCTCCAGGAGTAAGACCAAGGGCAGTTTCCCACTCTCTCAGCAACCCCGTTGTCTTGTCGGCAAACATCTCCGATGACAGATCCTCACCCCGCGTTTTTGCAGTATCAAGATGCCGGGCATCGTGCTGCAGATCGGCGAGGTGATCACCCTCAAGCTCAACAGGAAACAGTAGCCGTAAAGTCGTTTCAGCTGACATCTATAACCCCAGGTCTAAGCATTTCAACAATTGCCGGGGTTACTGTCCCGACAGGCGTAGTGACAACAGGATTCAAGGCTCCGTTTTGAATGGCTATGGCGATAATCTGAGGAACATACAACTCTTCCCCTGGTTGAAAGCCGTTCAGGTATGCCGATATGTCAGCCTGTACGGCAGCGAGAAGAGAGCTGCCTACCCCGGTCATGGCGACATTCTGCAAAACCACGGTCGGAGCCAATACCCGCACAAAACGGGCACCAACTGGCCGAACGTCCTCTATATAGGCGGCAACCTCATCAAGCAGTGCCTGATCGGGGATCTCGGAGCCGGTGGTAACCATATTGGCCACGATCACCACGTCAACGCTGCCTCCGCCCTGGGCGAGAGGAGTGACATAGGCAGCGGTCACATTGTCGATCGTCAAAGCCCATTTCTCATAGTCGTATTTATTGCCCCCTGCAGGCGGTCTGCGGATATACTCCAGCAACCTGACCAGATAGGCCGTGTCGCTTTCTCCGTAGGTACGGGACAGGCCGCGGACCCAGGCGTGATGCTCAAGTGCTTCGGTATCAGCCGTATCGGGAAAGATCTGCCTGCTGATCCATTCCTGATACCGGTACAGCCCCCAAAGCGCCGAGGCATAGCCCGCCGCCTTCATATAGGCCAGACTGCCCTGGCTTACATCGACGCCGGGAAAGACGTTTTGAAAGTCGGTCAGGATCGCCGCTAAAATCTCATCAAATCCTTTTTGAAAGGGCATTAAATCACCTCGTGGAAGGTTGAAAAACTTACCTTGTTGCCATCCGTCTGGACTGCTTCAATGAGCATTTTCAGCCGGTATAAATTATGTGGATCCCTTTCTGCAAAAACCTCAACCGACCGGGCCTTGCCGGTATCGACCAACCATTGCAGGGCCTGTTGATAATCATGCCGGACCAGGGCCGCAGTCGCTTCGGTGTTCTTCAACCGTCCACGGTTCAAAAGGCCGAAGCCCGGATTATGGAAAAAACTGCCACGCTTAACCTTCAGGCTCAGAAAAATATTATTCAAAATACTCTCCGACTGATCCCAGCTCATCCGGCCTACTACACCGCCATCTTCTACAGTAATCGTATAGTCCATCACATCTCCTGATTCGGCGCGTCTGTTGGTCCGCCTGTGTCGTTTTCTGGATGAGTATGCAAATTATAGGTTGATCGCATCTGGCTCATGCTTTTACCGGTACCGCTTCGTAAATCGGTAATCTGGCCGACTGCCTGGATCTGGCCTGTCGTCTCGACCAGTGGCGTTTCAAAACTCACCTTTACCCAGGCTTTCACCAGCAGCGTATCGGTTACAACCTCGACAACCCGGCCACGCTTCAGATGCACATGATCTCCCTCATCGGTGTAGATCGCCACCTCGCCGCTCTCGATTGCAATCCGGTACCGGCGATCATCCGAAGCCACCATTATTATATGGTTGCCTTTATTGATGATGATTCCTTCGGCCCCGGCAAGAGGCCGCGAAGTAAAGCCGTAATGCTGAAAATACTCCCGATCGGCAAAGGTCTCTTTCGCCCGGCCAGTGGCCGAAAAACGTTTAATAACACCCTCAACCACAGCTAAAATCCTGCCCCTGATCATATCACAACTCCCGGTGTCCCAAGCTTTAGCCGGGTGACCGTGCCCGCCGCCCTGGATAGCTCCATGGTCCGACCGTAAATAAGAAAAACCCCGTCTATACCAAGCACCTCATCCTGTACCCGGCACAGCTCGTTAATCTGCCAGTTTTTGCCGTTCTGGCTCTGCCCCTGCACGGTATAGCTGAGCTGATACCCTTCGTGCCGCTGTTGTTCCAGCAGAAAACGGGCATGCAGGGCAGGGCTTTGCGAGTCGTTATTGTCGACCGCGACAAAAGGCTTATAAAAGGGAAAATCCTTGTCGACAACTTCGCCCTGGGTTGTCACCTTCTCGGCATCCATGAAGAAATCATCCTGGCCCTGCTGCTGGCCGATAACGGTCACCTTGGAATATCGCTTAGAGATATCGTCGGTCTCTGAACCTTCCAGCGCATTGTTGCCGATACCGCTTTTAGAGCAGACGATCGAAAAGCTCGGCTCACCCTTGGCTTTCGGCCTGCCGAAAACAAAGGTGCCGTCAGGCTTGGCGAAAAACATCAGGCCACGGCTGGCCGCATAATTACGCAGTACCTCAAAAATCGTCATGCCCGGCTCAATCTGCGATATCTTTTGAGGGGTATCGAGATAGCCGATCAGCGGAGTATCGACCGTCTTTGTCTTGCCTTTCAGCTTGCCGACAATATCCTCCTGATACTGGATATTGCTCCGGTTGATGAAGGGGATCTTCTTCAGCAGCAACTCGGCCAGCTGCGACAGCTTATAATCCTGGACCGAGACAAACTCCTCACAATAAGCATCGACCAAAAGCCCCATTAGGTCGCGGCCCTCAACCGTGGTTGTCAGCCCGCCTTTGCCGTAGCTTCGTGAACGTTTATCGATGATGCCGGTCAGTTCAAGCGCGCCATTGACATACAGCTCGCACCGCTGGCCTCTTTTGACCTCGGTCTCAGGATGGGCCAGCGACAGCGAAAAGGCATCGTCCGCGGTATACAGATCGGATTCGACCGTATACGAAAGGAACCGCTCAATTTTTTTGCCGCCCACCTGGAGCACCACGCTGTCACGAGACATAGACATTCACCTCGCCGCTCACCTCGTTGGGGTTGCGGATATCGTTAATCATCATCAGCCGTTCGGCAGCGTTATAGGGCAGGCCGTAGCGCAGGCAGACCAGATGCAGGGGCATGGCGTTGTCCAGCAGCACCCTGGTGACATTCTCCCGCTGCAGCTTGATGCTGGTCACATGCGATTGCAAGAGCAGCGCCTGCTTCCGCAAAGTGGTCATTTCCCGCGAGAGATTGACCGAGTCCTGGATCATGCCCCGCACAACCGCTAAACTGCTCTCCATCTCCCGCACCGTCATGGCCGGAGTGTCAGACGCCGAATAATCACTTGGCGTATAGTTCCCCAGGGCGTCGAAAACCGGTTGTTCCTCGGTCTTGATCTGCTCCGCTCTGGTCTGGTCATCCTCCTTATATATATAGGAGAGCTGCAGGGCAGTGTAGCTGGCCGAGGCAATAGTTGTGGTCTTTGCCGTTGTTTCGTTGAAGCTGCCACTTGCGCCGGCCAACTCGGTGAGTCCGTTTTTCATGCTGTCGATAAAGCGGGTAGGTGCCGACTTCAGGCCGGTATATAACAGGGCGTATCGCTCGACACATCTAGCCACACTGCCGATTACCCGGCCCGCCAGACTGGTACCATAATTGATAATCGAGACCAGGGAGTTTGCAGGATTGGCAATGGTATTCAGCGTGCCTTCCATGGTCCCGACAAAACCTTCAACTTTTTTCAGGTAGTTTCTGGCCTTGGTCGATACCTCTGTCAGCTGCTCCAGGATGCCAAGCTCTGGGTCGAGATCCGCGCCGAGAATAGCCACGGCCGCAGATCCTAAAGCCGCCGTCACATCATCCTCAAAAACCTGCATCTGCTCGGCGATACTGTCGTTAAAGGCTTCCTCCGCTCCGGCTTTGACATCATTGCTGACGGTTTCCCCGGCATCTTCTATCAGGCCATGAACAAAGGTGACATCGATCTCAGCTGTGTGATCGCGGTCATCATGCTTGACGGCAAGGGACTCGACACTACCCCGAAGCGGCCCGTATTTAGGATGGACCAGCTCAACAATCTCCATCCCTTCCAGAAGGCTGAGCAGAGCAAGGTGCGTGTCGTAAGTGGCATGCCCTGCATCGTCATCCCAGAAATAACAGCGAAACCTGATAACCCTGGCCTTTGCCCCCATATCTTCCAGCAGCGCCCCGTTCTTGTAGGGGTACTCATGGCGGATGATGGACTTTTCAAAGGCATCGTCAATGGTCTCGATCTCTAAATCAAAACCATCAAGCTGTGCTGTGTATAGATCGGGCATTTAGTTCCTCATCTCAATAAGCAGGCGGCATGGACGGAGCGAAGGAGCCGCGTTTCATGCTGTTGATTTTCATTGATGTGTTCGGATCATCGGACTTGCTCACTACCCGGCCATTGCCGTCTATGTCGATATTCAGGATGATGTTGTTGTCCGTCCGGCTCTCATGGGTCATGTCGTAAATTCTCTCTCCCAGCCAACCGGAGCCGCTATATTGCCCGCCGGACGCCAGACCGCTCATCCAGCCCATTGTCTTGTTGAGGCCGGTACCTACTGCGTAACCACCCGCCCCCGCAGCACCGACTAAACCCGCTCTCGGCGCAAGGTTTTTTGCAAGAGCAAGAGCGCCTTTTCCAAGGGCTTTGCCTTTACCCAGGATAGTTGCCAACGCACCACCCGTTGCCACCTCTGCAGCACCGCCCCCCAGGGCACCGCCGCCAATACCGCCCGCAGGAAAGTTAGTGACAAAAACAGGGATAACTCCGGTAGCAGCCTCAAGGGCTTTACCCTGGGTAACTCCAGCGGCAAGAGAACCACTGCCCTTCAAAAACTTCGAAGCTCCGGCACTCAGCGCCTTACTGCCGTACCGTGCAGCCAGCAGGGTGCCGACTGTAGCAATACCCGCACCAGCGATCATATCCTTGCCATCCAACTCAAGCCCGCCGTTTTCTTTTTTATCGCGAGCAAACTGTATCCAGTGACCAAGCGTTTCATTGATCGGTCCGACAAAGCCGTCAGCCGCCTGACGCAGATCGTTTTTCAGCATGCCGGTCTGGTCGATCAGGTTCCTGGTTGCATCGCCGAAATCTTTTTTCAGCGTTCCGCCGGCCTCGGCAATCTGAGCGGAAAAAGCCTTGACCTTATCAAGAGAATCCCCTTGCAAGAGGGTCTTGATACCCTTGATCGTGTCCAGATCGGCCTTGCCGAAAGCCTTCTGGATAAAGAGCGCGCGTTCCTGGTCGGTATTCAGGGTGTCGTAGATCTTTTTAATGTCCGTCAAAACATCGACTGCATCCCTCCGGGCTCCTTTGGCATCAAAGAACTTCACCCCGGTAGCCTTTTGCGCTTCTTTCATATAGTTGAGATTGGTGAAAACCCGCATTGTGGAGTCTGCCAAAGTAGCCAGTCGCTCTGCGTTTTTTTCCACCAGGGACAATCCTTCAATAAAGGCCAGGGTCGGTTCAAAATCCATCCCGGCACTCACCGCATTAACCCCGACTCTGGCAAAAATATTGGCCAGATCCTCAAGCTCGGCATTACCAAGCCGACCGGCCACGGTCATCTTATCCAGCATCTCCAGGGCAAGACCAGGCTTGGAAAGATCAAAATTATAAGCAGTCGCGGCAACGGTAAGCCCACCGGCCAGGGTGGCCTCACTGGCATTGGTAACCGCCGAGCCGATATTGATCGCCCCGATGGTTTCTTTCGCCGACTTCCAGTCAAGCCCTGACTGGATCAGGTTGTCAAAACCGTCCTTCAAGCCTTCAATCTGTTTCCCCGACTCCCGGCTCATATCGAAAAGGTCTTTCCGCAACCCCTTAACCTTCTCGCCAGTCTCCCCAGCCGTCTGGCCAATCTGGGTCATGGACTTGTCGAGGCTGGCTGAATCCTTCATGATCTTCCCGGCACCAAGGCCGAGACCCAACGAGGCCAGCTGACCGTGCACCGAGCCGAACAAACCTTTCAGCGAACTCAGCTCACTTTTTACGCCCTTGGCAAAATTACCAACAGCACCGCGAGAACTGTTCAGCTCGTTTTTAAACCTGGCCGTTTTGGCAATCAGTTCCAGGTAGAGTTTCATATCATTGGCCATCGTCGGGTTTTTTCCTCTTTACTACATAGCTTTTTTTCTTTTTCTTCGGGGAGACAAGATCGGCATGGGCCTTAACCAGCGCCCAGGCTTCAGCCTCCGGCATGGTCAGGGTCTCGCTGTAACTCACCCCCAATTTCAGCAACGCTATCTGGAGGGTTCGTTGCGGCTGCAGCCGCGTCTCGAAACGACTCCCTCTTGGCCACCTGCTTCTGCTCAATTTCGGCCAGATGGTTAAAATCCACCTGGGTCATGTTCATGATCAGCTCCGGAGTGACAGCTTCCTTGTCGATACCTTCAACAGCAAGCCGTTTAGCCATGAGGCAGACGCCATAATAAGAATCGCTCTTCGTCGCCCGCTCGACATCTGCAGACTCCAGGATCTCGATAGCGTCCCGAACCAGCTGCTCACGGTATTCGAACTCCCGGCAAAGCTGGCCGTTCCATTCTATTCCGACAGGTAAAGTGCCAATTGCTTTCAACATCATGACACCTTCTTGCTTGCGCCGAAGGAAATGGTCCGTACAGCCTCATTCTCTCCATCGTACTTGGTTGACCCGACTTTCAGGCAATAGAGGCCGGTATAGGTAACCCGTACCCCGTTTTGCTTGTCGATGGTCAGGGTACCGTCCTTCACCGTCTTGAAGTCAAACTCCGGGGTATCTTTCGGCACCACGTAATCGACTTCCACGCTATGCCGCTCGGTGATCGGGGCAAAGCCGGTCTTGTTCATCAGCCGGACTTCCTTTGCCGTCTCGGTCTCGCCTTCCGTTACGCTCTTGAAGTCTTCAATGTTCTGGCCATTGACCTCCAAAAGCACATTCATCACATATTCACTCATGATTTTTCTTTTTCACTCCTGATTTAATGCTCTGTTAAACCACCTTTTACAGCAGCAGATCGATACGTCCGGCAAAGACATGCAGCCCGTTGACCACATCAGCCGGAATCTTGGCGTCAAGCCGGTTGACGTCCTGCAGATCACGCTCGACTACCAGCCCATCCTTATTGGCCAATACCTCTTCAACAATCTCCAGCTCTTCCAGTTTCAGAAGAACGTCAAGCAGCTCCGTCTTCACCCGGTCCGGTGTTTTGCTGGAAAGCTTGGCCCTGGGGAAGCGTAAAGAAATCCTCTCCCGGCAGGCCTTACGCACATAATCCAGGGTGGCGATGGTTGTGGTATCGAGCAGACTGACATCTTCTATCCCCTGGGGATCAAGGGTGTAGGTGGTAATGGCACGAACTATCTGCACCCGTTCCCCTGGACCAACTTCCAAAGGACTCACCCCGTTATGCAGCAGGCTTTCCTGTTCGTTGCGGCTCAACCTCTGCTCAATTGCCGGGGCGTGGATCCCGACCAGGGCGAGAGTATTCAGCGGCATGGCCGGATCTTCTTCCCATGCCATGACCGCGCCATACGCTGCAGCCAGTTCAATATCCAAACTGCGTGTAGCCCGAAGGTACACATGGTTCATCCGTCCGGAGTTGATGTCAGCGGCCAAGGTAGTGGCAGCGGCAAGCAAGCCGGTAGTAGCATAAACGCCGCGGCCCGGTCGCTGTTCAAGCGGACCCGAGACAGCGTCTAAATGCGTCCGCAGGGCGGTGAGGCTCGTTTCATCATTTAAGGCGGTTACCACGATCTGATACTGCTCGGCAAAGACCGGAGTCAAAGCGTCGGTAATATCCGGATCAGCAGCACCGCCAGCCATGGCCACAATAGTTGCCGTAACGCCACCGGCGCTGATCTCTCTTGCAAGCCCGATAGAGTTGCCGATGGTCCCGCCGTTTTTCGCGGTAATGTCAAGCTGCTCGGGAATAACGCCATCGACGGCCACCGTTACCGGCAGCTCAGGAGATTTGGCAACTTCAGCCACAAGGCTTGCCGCTATCGCCGCCGCAGTATCGCCACTGGCAACACCGAGCTCAACCATCTTATTGCCAATAAAGAACTTAATCGAGCCGGAAGAGGTTGCAGGTCCGCCGATGGTAATGGTCCCGGCAGCTTCCACCGCCGTGGCCGCATCATCCAGGGCGACAATGGTCAGATCAAGATACGGATTGGCCTTGATAGCCGCAGTCGCCATGATATGGGCGTGCGATCCTGCCCCGAAATAATTGGAGGCTTCCGCATCGGAAAAAACCTTAGTCGGCACCAGCTCGGCAACGGAACCGGCGGCAAGCCGCTGGGCAACAATCAGCATGGCCTGGGCATTGGCGGGCAGGGTACGCACCGCCAGCCTGGTATTGAACTCGAAATACTTGCCCGGCTTCCTGATCGATGCCGGGATATTATCAAAACTGATATTTCTGGATGCCATTACTGGTCACCTCCTTTATTCTTTTTAGCCTTGTCTTCCGGTACAGGAGCCTGAACAAGCGAGCCTTCCCTTACCATCCGGCGATAATATGGCGTATCCTGGACAGTGACCGCAGTGCTGTCGGTGATATACTGTCTCGGTTTGCCTTCCATCGGGCACTTCAGGCCCGGAGCTGCTTTCACGTTCATATTTCTTCTCCTACACCGTTGTTATCACATCGCTGGCATCGACAATGTCATCACCAGGCTTGAGGTAATAATTCAATCCTATACTGAGTAAATCATCGGTTGCCTCTTCATCGAGCTTACTGATGGTGTATGAAGTACCAAGCTCCAGGGTGAAGGCAATCAGACCTTTTTTTCTTAACTCTTCAGAAGTGGCATTGCGCCAGCTTTTAGGGACAATCGGTTTTATGCCAAGGCCAAGATCCTGCAGCAGCAGTAACTGGACCACACCCTCCATGATCAGGTAGACGCCCTTTCTCCGCTCCCGCTCATCCATCAAATGAGAGAAGACGATATCGACGTACACGGTCACGGTCTGCCTGAAGGTGACCTGGGTGACCTTCTCAAAGGTCGCCGCCTCGGTCGAGATATAGACGGCGGGCTTGATCAGTCCCTGAAAACCTTTCTGCACATCGACCATCCCGGCTGTAGCCGACATCTTGCTTTCAATCAGCTCAACGATTGCGTCCTCAATCTCGGTCAGCATCACAGCCCCCGCATATTTTTACGGTTGAAAAGCCGCTCATTGCCGCTGACCATCGCCCCGTGACTTTCAGTAGTTCCGGAGGTGACGGCAACCGGTATTCCCACCGAAGCCTCACCTTTTTGAACCAGCCGCAAATGGGCCAGCGCCTGTTTTTGCCGTTCGCCTATTACTTCCGGCGTCTCGATATTCGGGCGTCTGCTGTAGAGGTTATAAGCGGACAGATCGACGGCAAACATCCTGATCAAGTCCGGTACCGGATTAAACGGCACGCTATACCGACCGCCGCAATGGGCATCGATCACCGCCTGTGCATTGGCGACCGCCCGATCAATGACGGTACTGTCGACGGTGCCGGTTTTGGCATCGTCGGTCAGTTGGATGAGGACTTCTTCATCCATCTGTTCAAGCAGATCGGCAAGGGTTGCATACATGGTTATTTACCTTTGGCCTTTTTTGGCTCGGTTTTTGCCTCATCCGCTTCAACGATGTCTACCGTCAACATCGGCTCGGCACGAAGCGCTTTAAGCTCACCCTCGGTGAACCTGTCGTCAGGATAAACGGTTGCCTTGGTGCTGTGGGCAATGCCGCAACGCCTGAAACCTTCTTTTTTGCTGGTTATGATCATTTTCTGCCTCTGTATCTCATCAGGGCTGGTTTTGAACCAGCCCCTACATAGTCCATTGTGTACGGTGATCCGTAGGGGCGGGTTCTAAACCCGCCCCTTCATACTTACGCCGCGCCGGTTGAACCGAAGCTCAGCTGCCAAAAGCCATATCCGCCAGCTGCCCTTGCTTCGGCACCAAACTTGTATTCCGCCTTCATGAACACATCTTCACTGGCCATATCCGTCTGCTGGACAAAGACCGGCTTCTTCCTCTCCTGATAGATAAACGGCTTGACCGGTCTGCTGGTCACATGCAGGAACCAGGCAGTAGAGGAGGTGAGACGCGGATTAACCAGCACCTTTGCCGTTCCTTTGTAGGGGTTTGGCGATTGGTCGGTCAGTTTATCGCTTTCACAGATGAGCCGGGCTGTGGTCTCAAGCGCCGGGGGAACCTCCAGGGTGTCGGGAATCATCGCCAGTGGCCGTCCCTCTTCATCCTTAAAGCTCATTATCGCTGTCCTCGCCGCACCATAGCTGGCTGCTGCATCCACCGTGGTAGCAGCAGACAGTGCCGCTGTTCCCTTGTTGCTGACACTGGCACCGGCAACGGCATGGTCGGTGTCGTAAAAATACTGCCCGTCATAACAGAGACCGGTGAAGGCTCCGTTCTTCAGATCGGCGTCGATCTCATCCGGCAACTGCTTGGCTGAATATCCCGCTTCCTGAGCCATGGGTGCGTAGATACCAAGGGTGTCGTCCTCGATATCGTTGCGGCGTACTGCGACGGTTGCTTCCCAGTCGTCATTGGTTATGGCATACTTGTATGCTTCCAGCGCCTTGATAAACTTCTCACCAACCCACTTACGCATCTTCGGGAACCGGCTCAGCCAGTTGTAGTTGTTCTGGCTGGACCCGGACGGCACCAGCATTGTAGTCTGCTGCCAGATCGAAGGTGCCGCTTCGAACGCCTTGTTGAAGGTAGTCTTCAGGTTGACGAAAACCCCTTCGAGATTTGCTTTATTGACGATCATTTAACGATCTCCTTGTATTGTTTTTTTTCTTGTCTCCATGCTTCCTGCATGAAAACCGATTGACCTGTTATTTACGCGAACTGTACCCAAACACCGTCTGCATCCACGTCAAAGACCGTACCGGCTATAGAGCGGGTATTAGTGCCGCTGGTCTTTGCCACTGTCTGATCGTCAACGACATAGCAGTCGTTGCCGATATCGGCGATGGTGATAAGATCGGTGGATGCCGAATTACCGAAACGATAAACGCCCTTCTCTATCTGAACGTGATCGTCACCAGCCAGACCGGCCGAATTGTCCACCCGCTCGGATGCCATGCCAAGCGCCTTCAGCGTGGTAGACGTAGATCCGGGGACCGCATTGCCCGCCGCGTTTCGGCAAACAAGTGAACCGGCAAAGATGATGGTAGCAGCGGCAACGGCCAGACTGAGACCACTTCCGCCACGCGCCGGCGTATTTCTATCAGCTGTTAAAGCCATGTTGTTCTCCCTTTTCTTTTAATGATGTTCGATTACCGACTACCGATAACCCTGCAGTTTTTTACTTTCCGTACTTCTCCAGATCCTCAGCCGAGTTGCCGAACATCGAAGCTATTTGTTGCTGCTCGGCATTAAGCGCCTTGCTGTTCTTGTTGATGTTTTCATCATTCAGCCCACTATCCGCACCGATCACCGGGGCAGCGGCACAATAGGCGACAAACCTTTCCAAGCCGCCTTCCTGGCTGCACTGCGCTTTATGATAGTCCGAAGTGGCGGGGGTGATTTTGCCATCCTTCAAAGCCTGCTCAATGGCCGAGTTGATCTCCTTATCAAGTTCGGTCTTTTTTACTTCGGCCAGCTTCTGCTCGGCATTGTTGGCCTTGGCCAGGGCCGAATCATAATCGGCGCGCGGTACAAATTTTTCGAGACTCGGATTTTCGGCCCGGTTATTGGCCGTAGCCAGGTTGTCTTTCAACGAGCCTATTTTTGCCAGTGCCTCTGCTTCAGTGGCATTTTCCGACAGCGCCAATGCTGCCAGCAGTGCTTTTAACATACTGTCCTCCTTGGTGAGCTGTCCGCCCCCCTGTTGTTGATTGAGTGCCGACAACTTCAAGTTGGGCTGATTGGTTACAGCCACCGAAGTTATGCCGACGATGGTCCCGCCGTCTTTTTCGTAGATGATGACCGGGCTCAGATACCTGTAGGCCCTGTCACCGACCAGTTGCTTGCCTTGCTCCGTCCATTCCGCCTTGCCCCATATCTCGCCCTCTCTTTGCTGCAGCTCCTTGATCCAGCCTACAGCCGGGGCAGGTTCGCCTTTTGGTCCCTTCAACTCGGTACTGTGCTCGATATCGATAGGCAGATCCCGAGCCAGCTCGGTAAAATATTCGAGGATGACGGCGGGGCGGCTGTTGTTCCAGTTTCTGCCGTCCCGGCCTGAAACTTCACCGGCAGGGATGAGAAAAACCCACTCCGGAGTTTCGCCCGGGCTGGGAGAAATCTCGATGCTGTTCATTGCCGTGCATGCGCTGTATTTTTTATTCACCCTTTTTCCTCTCCCTACTGAAAACTGAAACCACGTTTAAACTATGTTTAAATTCTTCTGTGCTTGACGAGCGGTACTATGTCCGTGTCACCAAGCGCAGAGGTGCCGAAATCGCCTTACAGGTCAATTTAAGCGTTTTTATCTCCACCTTGACATTTCGTCCTCCAGGACCTTTAAAATCCAAGCCCGATCCTGCGGAGCCAGGGCCAGACCATCCCCTTCATTCATGGCCAGATACGGCCTTGCCGGAATAGTTACCTTCCTGCCCCGGCCAGCCGGGCCACCAAACTGATGAATGGCCGCATAGCGGACAGAGCCACCAGCCCCGATAACAACACTGTCTCTCGTTGCCTGATGATGGACCGAATCAGACAGATCGCCATGCTCCCACAGGATTCTCTTGCCCTGGAGATAGCGCTTGCCGCTGACCTTCAAGCCGCCGTCTTTCCTGAAACCTTTCTTTCTGACCAGCCCCATCATCAGAGTAGTTTCGGCCAGTGGTGCCCATCTGCTGCCGTCCGGAGCCGTCTCGTTGCTGAAGTTTTCCAGCACCCGCCGTTCATAACGTGCGCCGATTCTGGTCATCACCGGCAGCATATCCTCACTGCGGCGATCTATCTTATCCAGCAGCCGGGTAATCTCCCGGTCATCTATCTTGCAAGTAATGTCCATTCTGCACCTCGCTTGACCAGCTCCGTTTCGTCTACTGCGGTAAAACCGGACAGGATAAGCCCGGCACCGTCTTCAGCCTTGAGCAGAGTAGCGCTATAAGCCACCTTGTCCTGCAGCAGATCGACCGCCAGCTCATTCCCCCGGCGGTACAGCTCCCCGCTGTCGATCACCTCCGGCAGCATCCTATAGGTATCGAGACCAAGCTTCTTATCCGCCAGCGCCTCGGCGGCGGACCAAACCACCTGCTGCTCAACACCCAGCAGCGCCAGATCATCCGGCCTCAACACGGCAACGGGAAACTCTCCGCCGATCTTTCCGGCGACAAACCGGTCAAAGGCCGGTTCATGCACAAAGCGCTGCAGCCAGGATCGGGCCAGATCGTTATCCATGGACTCCATCTTCCCGGTCAGACTGCGATAACCCTGCCGTTGTCCTTCCTGCCCTACGTTATAATTCCAGCCGTCCGAAGGGACGTTTTCCCAGCCTTGCGGCCTGGTGGTTTTTTCCGCCGGCGCGTTTTGATACTCATCTTTTTCAGCAGCCACCGCCCGGCACTGACAGCCCCAGGCGTTGGGCGGATAGTTGACAGTCCAGAAAGGATCGTTGATCGGATAAATCATCCCGGAGAGTGCCACATGGTTCTGTCTCGGGTTCTGCACCCCGTCATTATGCAGGTACATCAGGTATTCGATCCCGCCCTCGGTGAACTGCTGCCAGCGTCCGGCCTGGTAAGCCGTCTTGATATTGGTCCGCCAGATCAGATCAGATCGCCAGGCAGCACCGCCGCCTTTCAACTGCCAGCCGTAACGCTCGACCAGGGGCCGGAATTGCTGACGGAACTCGCGGATATCCATGCCGCCGGCAATGGCTTTGTCGGTCATCTTGCGCAGATCGCCAAGCAGGTCGGCATGGTAGGCACCGGCAGAAGTAAAGGCTTTGGCATGGGCGGCACCGTCCAGCTCATCCCAGGCGCTCGACTCGATAGTCAGCTTATCCCTGAAGAATGCCGAAGCTTCGGCAAAGGGCAGGCTGAATATCCGTGTGAACTCGGCAGTGTTCATTCTTCCTTAGCCTCCACACGTCCGGCCAGGTTTCCCAATAGCTCAAGCCGTGCCATGGTCTCGGCAAGCCGCTCCGGTTCGGTTGCCGCAAAAAGATCGATCAACCGTTCCTTAAATTCATCCAGGCTCTCCACCTGGTTGAGCAATTCCTCGGCGCTGTCGATCATCCCGGCAGCAGGGCCCGCGGACTGGCCCTTCATCCAATCAAACAGGGCCGTCTCGACCGTGGGCTCCACTTCTGAACGATTACACGCACAGCCCTTATGTTCCTGATTTAAAGCAATACGGTTATTCGCAGCCTCCGTAGGGGCGGGTTCTAAACCCGCCCTGTTCACACCCAACAGCTCGGCATCCTTGGCAGGATCGGGCAAGCCCAATTTATCCCGCACCACCGACTGCTCAACCTTCAGCCCCAGCGGCACCAGCTTCTCAAGAGCCGAGGTCAGCACCGTCAAATCATCGTTTTCAACCGCTCTCAACACCAACTCAGGATAGTTTTCCTGCGGGCCGAAATTCAAATCGATAAACGGAATAACCAGATCACGGTTCAAGGTCTCCGCCAGCTGACAGGCGTCATCGTCACGGATATCCGAACGTACTTCCGCCTGGGCCTGATCATTGCCGAGCTTGCCCGGCGTCCCTTGAGTGGTCGCAGTCTGGCCGAGTATTCCCCGGCTGACCTGTGCGTCCAGCCAATCGGCCAGCCGCATGAAGAGAGTATCGCCGCCGGTGGACTTGCCGCCCTCGACAAACTCTATCCGCATCGACTCGGGGATCACCGCAGCCGCGTCACTGCCCATATTGGCAACGGCCATCTTCAGCACGTTGATATCTTCAGGCTGCGCCGTCGAGCCGTATTTACCGAGACGCAGCGGCATACCGAAAACCTCGGCAAAGGCCAGCCAGTCCTTGACTGTGTAATTTTTGCAGAGATAGGACCATGCCGCCACACGGGCAATCCCGCCCCGGATCGGCAGGCCGCTTTTCAAATGAGGCAGATGGACCAGAAACTTATAACCTTCCAGCTCGATACCTTCGGCCATATTGGCCTCATCCAGCAGGCGGATCTTGCGCCGGGATTCCCGGTCAAAGATAAAGAAGCGGGGATCACGCCACTCATAACCGCGCGGCATCCACTTTGAACCGCGGTCCCACATAATCTCGCAGACCGAATAACCTTTACCCAGGGAGTCGAGCAGATCCTTCAACATGCCCCTGAAACCCGCCTTTTTAACCATGAGCCGGACTTCATCGGCCATCTGGACATCTTTGGGACTGTCGCTTGCCGCCTCGATTATCACCGGCAGAGCAGCCACAGCTAACCGCCGCTTACTCATCTCACAACGATAATGCAGGTCGCGTTCTTCCATCTCCTCGGCTAAGGTCAGGTAATCGTTCGCATCACCTTCAGCGGCACTTCTCAGCAGATTAGCCAGCCGGTAAGGGGTCAATCCAGAAGTAACCGAAGAGTCCCACACCGTCCGCACACCACTCATGGCCGGTGCGGCCAGCTCTTTCTGCAGCTGCCTGCTCTGTACCGGGTTGCCCCTGTGATCGTAGATTGTCACCATTACCAAGCCCCGCTTATTGCGCCGAATCCGGCGTTTGTCCTTATCTGCCTGCTCATATCGTCGTCACCGTTGGCCGCACGCCTTTTTACCGATTCATAGCTATAGGTAATATCGCCGCCTTCCTGCCTGGTAGCGTATACCACCATGACACCGGCAACTCCGGCGTCGCCGTGACGCTGTCCGCCGCTCGATTCGGTTTTGCCGTCCGGCAACTTCGCCACACCCTTGATCATCTTGAAAGCCCTGTTGTCCTCAATCCAATCGGCATCGAGAGGGAGCAAAATCGTCTCGTCTTCAAATGCCGCCTTGTAGCGCGGCATATTGTCCCGGTACCACGCCTCGGTGAGCATCACCTGGCTTATCCTGTCCTGGCCGTACTTCTGCGCCGCCACTTCGGCCAGGTATTGGCCGTTTCCTCTAGCGTCAAAAGCACCGTGGGAAAACATCGGCAACCTGTCGCAGATGTAAAAGACAACCTGACGCTGGGTTTCGAAAGGCACGTTTTTCAGCTCCAGGCCGAATGGTGCGGCAAAGGTTGCGTTCTGTTGCTCCTGCACAGGCAGGTAGATACTCAGGTCGCCATTCCTGGCAAAGTCCTCGCCGAAGTAGCTGCGCCGCTTTGGGTCGAGTTTGGCCAGCAAAGGTGCAAGGTTGTCCTCACACCATGCCTCTGTCTCACTGATCCTCTGGGCTTCAGGGAAGAAAGTGAACTCGTTTTTCAGCTCCAGCCGCAGAACTGGTATGTCCTTCGACATGCAGCGTTCAACCAGGGCACGGGATAAAAATGCTCCGCTGCCCTGAGATGGAATACAGAACAACTCCTCGTCATGGTTCGGGCTGTACCTTTTAACCAGGGACGCCCGCCACTCTATTTCTGCCTGCAGGCTCCACGGCTTGCCGGTAACTTCACAAATCCTGCGGTACAGTCCTTCATGGATGGCGTCGTCTAGGGTCACCCGGTGAATCTTGTAGTCGTTTCTGCCTGCCCGGGCGTCCTGGATCAGCACGTTAAACGGATTCTCGGTGCCGTTGTGAGTGCTGATTATATGGACCGTTCCGCCCCACATGGTCATAGCGATAGCCGCTTTCAGCAATTCCTCAAGGTCATCGACAAACGCAGCCTCATCAAGCACCAGCCGTTCGCGGGGTCGCCCCTTGCTGCGCAGGTTTCGCGGGTTGCTGGAAAAAGTCTCGATTGCATAACCGCTGTCAAACCGTATGTCGTAGACATGGATATCCTTGCCATCGTCCCGCTTGAGGATCTTCTCGCCGATCCCCCCGACAGCCGTATGAAACGCCTTGGCCCAGGTGGCGCAGTCCTGGATAAAACCTGAGGTCATCTCCTTGTCGTATGATATATAGTAGACGTTTGCCCCTCGCTCTGCGTCGGCGGCATGGAGCACCGAGTCTGCGGCTTCACCGTATGACAGGCCTATGCGCCGGCCTTTTTCCATAATTTTTACCGGCGACTTGTCGGCTATCCAGCGCTGCTGGTATGGCAAGAGAATTGCGCTCATGCCATGAGTTCCTTCATTATTGCGGAACGTAGTGAGTCAATGGTTACAGCGCTGGCCCCTTGATTCGTCGCCTCCTTGACGACGTTCTCGGCTATCCGCTGGGCCTTTTCCATCTTATCCCAGCGCTCAAGCAGAGCGCCGATTTTGCTCAAGGTGTCCATCATCGGCGCTGTTCGCTGCCGGGGAGGCGTGGTCTCCAGATGCAAAAGCTGTTCTTCGAACAGATCCCGCAGTCTCTGGATGTTGCCGCGCTTCTGGCCTCTGGCCCTGTCCCAATCGTTCAAGTCCTGCTTCGGGTCTTTGGTGTCCGCCTTCCAGCGGGATAGTGTGGTGACAGAGACACCGAGCTGCTCACTGATTGCCGAGAGGGAATTGCCTTCGGCATATAGCCGTAGGGCCTGGGGCTCCAGATAGCCTTTGTCGCCCTTACTGGCCAAGTGCTTCCTCCAGGTCCCAGATCTGGCCGCGAATCTTCAACAGCTCGCCCTGGCGCATGACAAGATCGTCCATCTTTGCTGCTGCAACGGCTACCTGCATTTCGATTACGTCCTGCAGGACAGGGTTAATCAAGGGCGGGATGTCGCGGGCCAATGCTTTGGCTTCGATTTCCAGATTGGTCTGGCGGATTTTCAGCCGTTCCAGTTTCTCACGCATGAGAGCGTTATTGTTCATTACTTTCCTCTTTGCAGATCATGTTTAATGAGGCTTGCCAACTGCTCCATGGTGCCGACGTTCACCCGGACCATGGTCATAAGCTCCCCGGCCATCTTCTCATAGTTGTGGACCAGCACCACGTTGTTATCATAGCGACCGTTGGCCTCGCGGTTATCTTTGCGTACTTCATCCCGCAGAGCCACCAGCGCCGTGGACAGTTTATACAGCGCCCAGCTTAAGGCGGTGGGTGGTAAGAGGATCAGCACCAGCACAATCAGCGCCAGGGGGCCGCTGCTGAGTACGCTCAAAATCTCGACAATCGCTTTAGCTATGGCTACGTCCGGCATTACAAAAGTCCTTTTTCAATTAATTCAGCGCAGTCCACACAATGGGTGCATCCTGGTGATGCTTCGCGCCGTTTTTGCGGGATAGACTCACCACATTCCAGACATATTTTCAGGGAAGGGCCAGTCCTTAATCGACCTTTGCGCAGCTGCTCTTCAATCGCCTGCCGACAAAATAAGGCGTCCAGTTCCTGGGCTAGTTCAAACTGCTCGGCCATCACTTACCGCCTGTAATTGCTGCGGTAATCTTATTGGCAATGCCGAAACGCTCGGTACTGCGCCCAACTATCCAGACAGAGCAGACCCCGCCCCAGGTGAACCAGAACTCGCTCGGTAATTGAATGTTCGGCATATTGGTAAGCGCCTTGCCGGTGGCAACCAGGGAAACCCAGGCCAGGACCGGCAGCAGGACGTGCACAAGGCCGATAGCAAGCAGCCCAAAATAGACGATGGAAGGCCTGGCCCGTTTGGTAAAGGCGTCGCCCTGGGCCATTTCCGCCGTCATAACCGCCCGTTGTGTTTCAACGATGGTATTTTCCCGAACTTCCAGCATCTGCTGGAGCTGGAGCTTGGCAGCGGTCTTTTCCGCTTCGGTGGCCGCTGGAGGGAAGAAACGGTCTACTAAGTCTTTTGCAAGGACAGCTACGGAGCCGAAGCCGGTAAAATCAAGCCCCATGGTAATATTCCCCGGTCAAGATCATCTGGGCCAGTTCGCGGGCTCTGCCTCGGACTTGCTCAGCCCATTTGCTGTCGAGCATCTGTGTGTATGCTTCGATGTAGTCGCCTGTCTGCAGCGCAAACAGCAACTTTTTAAAACCGGCGAGACGAGGCAATCCCAGGTTAAAAGCCATGTCGGCCAGGGCATCCTGCCGGACAATGTTCAGATTGGCGATCCAGGGGTATTTAGTGTGCAGTTCATCCGTGGTATTGGCGATATCCTCATCCAGCAGCTGCAGGGCGATATCGTGGGGAATGCCGTTGTCGTCAAGGTTGTGCCCGACTCCGATGGTCAGCTTGCCGACCGTGTCCCGGTAAGGCCGAAGAACCAGCCCTTCGTGCCTGATCAGCATGTCTCTTAATTTGCTCATTTACTGCCCGCCTTACTTAAACCACCACCGACCGAGGCAGGACAACCCCGCCCCGGCCATCCCGGTAGTAAAAACATCTTGTATGCCATTGTTTTACAATGGTTGCGGGTGGAGTTAGAGGCGTAAGGGTGCAGTATTTTAGGGGGTTACAGCCGGTTTTCAGAAAAAATAAAGAAGAGGAAAAGGGGAAGGTAGGGGCGGGTTCCAAACCCGCCCTTTTTTCGGTTGCGGTTACAGTTTTTCGGCTGCGGTTCGAATGGTATCTTCTATCCCTTGGAGGATTAAAAACAGGCCGTTGATTCCGGCAGCACTCAAGCCGGAAGCCGTGTCGCTTTCGATGAAATGCGCCGAAAGTTCCTTGACGAAGCTGGTTACATAAGCGGCACCCTGGAGCATGTCGGCGGGGTTATCGCTGTCGGCAAAGGAGAAAATAGCCGGTTGGATGAGTTCCTGAACTTCCATATCATGCCTCCTTGGCAGCATTACAGAGAAACGACACGGTAGCACTGGAACGGCCTGTCATCCTGGCTATCTCGGCCTGACTATGACCCTGCTTTTTCAACTCGATTATTTCCGCGCGATTTTCGGCGGTTAGCGGTATGTTTTGCCTCCTCTTTTTTGGTTGCATGCTCGGCAGCATGTTCTTCAGGTAATTGATTTCGGCCCTTTGCATTTCAATGTATTCCTTCATGGGGATTACCATGCAATGAGCTGGGACGCCGGAGGAGGTGTCTGGTAATTCGTAGGCTGTGGGCTGGGTATCGTTGATCGGCGGTTGCTGATAAGTTTCTTCAAGTATGGAGAAGGCCCGCATTATCTGGATTGCGCGTTGCGCTGCAATCGGAGATTTTAAAACGGAGGAAAGCATATTTGCGCCGAATCGGGTGAACATCCAGGGGAGGTGTCCACCGAAAAGACTTAGGGGTGTGCCATTTTGGGATACCAGGTTTTTTGCTTCAGATTCAGTAGCTCGAAAACAAAAATCTTCAGGGAAACGCTGTGGATTGCGACTGACTGCCCGGTTGATCTGTCTTGTTTCTACACCGTAGATTGTAGCTAATTGATTTGCCAGCATAGCCGGAGGTCTATTTGGGAGGTTTATGATACTGTTCTGAATGTCTTTTACGGTAATTTCTTTCATGGTGCTGCTCCTTTGTGGTTGTGAATATTTCGCCATTTTTACGCCAAAAAAAAAGGCGGGCCGAACAGGTTGGCGTACCGGACAAAGGGACCGGCGAGCCGTGAGGCTCCCTGCTCGACCCGCCAAAAAGCGAAGTCGAAACCACGGACACAAAAAAACCGCCAACAAAAACTACTGCGGCGGGTGTCCGCCTTTGTTCCAGGACGCCAATCCCGGTTGCCGATTTTGCGGCAACATGGAGAGGATAGCCCATGGTTGTGGTTTGTGTCAATGTTTATTGTTTTTAATCGCAAGCCATAAATGTTATGTCGTCTTGCATCAAAATACCACTGACTTGTAGCTGATTTACCCAGCCCGTGGAACCGTCATAAGGGCTCTTTACCTGAAAGTCAGGGCCGGAAGTCTTTAAAAGCAAGGCTCTGGAGCCAGGAAGAAGATTCCCCACTGCAGGAAAACGCCCCTGGGCAGTTGATTTTTTCCAGAGCTTAATTTTATAGTTACCCACCACCCATGCTTCGGTGGTTCCCATCTCCCTGGCAACATCTGCAGCCGAGTGAAGCTCGATAAATTGCCGACATCCAGCCAACGCAGGCTGGCAAAACAACAGTACAAAAAAAAGAAATAACGTGAAAATTCTACCGATCATACAGTCCTCCATTTAAAATGATTAATGATCAAACAAAGTTATCATAAAAAAAGACTATTAACAATTAAGGCAAGTATATAAATTCAATCCGGTTTACCGGCTCAGCAAGGCTGCAGCCATAATGCTTTTGCAGCATTGCCACAAACTGATCCGGGGTCTTATCGGGAAATCCCTCTTTCACGCAATCATCGTAAGTTATCGCATACAAGGGCTCGCGCCAGGTGGACACGATCTCGATCAAGCCGAGCTTAACTATCTGCTCACCCTTCTTTAAGCCCATAGCTTTCTCAACCCCACACACCACATCTCCAGGATTTAAGAACCACCAGCCGAAGCGACGTGTCACGGTTTTGGTTCTGGCCCTAAATTGCTCCGTGGTCATGGCAAAACTCATATTTCTTGGCATTAGTCAATCTCCGTTAAAACAGCTTTAATTGCCCATTACTCTCAACATCAGCTTCCCCGGTGATATTCCACACCTGGCGCTCTCCAAGTCCGACCCTTCTGGCAATTTCCGGTACCGTCATGTCTGCGTCCCGCAGCTGCTTGATCCAGCGATTGCGAGCAGCCCGCTCAATGGCATCGACGTTGTGACAATATATATAGGTGCCTCGATAATGCTTAACCAGGGCCAGGGTAATATCGACGCCCTGGCCTGGGGCTAGTTTCTCTATCACCGCCGCCACTCCCGACAGATCACCCGGCAGCTCTTCAATGGTGGGCAGCATGTTTTCCGGTAGTTCAAACTTCAAAATCGACATCTTTTCTGACCCCCCATTGTTTCAATGATTCAATCACCTTAAAGCACTGGGCACCGTCACACCAGCGCAGGTTGGTCACTCCGGTCATCCGCTTGACATAGGCCTGCAGGGCGGCGTCCGTGCCGCTCCTGGTAGCTCCCGCCGCATGGAGAGTAATCCACATGGCAACAACCTTGCGCATTTTGGCATCTTGATAATAAGGGGAATTGGTCCCTTTGTCCGTCGGCTGCTTGAGCCGCTTTACCTTCCAGCCCAGGCCCTTGAAATGCGTGTACAGATCGGCAAGTTGCCAGGTGGACAGCTCTTTTGAAGACTCGACTTTGTACCTGTCGGAAATCAATTGATGTTTGTCTATGCCCAGCTCTTTGCAGGCTATGTTGATTTTTGCGTAATCCGCTTTAGTTGGTGCCATTATTCCATTCCTTTAATGATCTTTGAAAGACCATTTAAATCTATCACCGCCGAAGGTGCGCCATGCTTCTTATCCCATTCCCTCCTGGCCTTTTCCATGGGGTCAAGGAGTGGATCCGCCTCTGCCCTGTCCGGTGCCGGTGTCCTGGGCCTGGCTGCAGCCTGGGTCTGGCCTTTCTTTTCCCCCTGATAATCGGCCTGATCGGCCAGATCATAGGCGACTTTCTTCAGATAGTTATGGTTCGGCATCGGCAGGCTGAGCCCGGCCCGCTGCTCGACCATTTGTTCCATAGCCCTGGACCAGATAGTTGCCGAGCAATTGCGATCCACACGGCCCTGGATAGAGACAAAGCCCTTGGTAGTAAGGGCGTCGATCTCTTTTACCAGCCGAAGCGCTTTCTTCCAGCTGAGAGCGCGGGTACCTGGTCTAAAGAGCGACATATACCCGAGGGCAGCTGCCGACAGAGGGGCGGGCAGTTTGGCTATGACAAGTAAGGTTTCTCGGCAAGCGGCATCATTCATCCAGCTTTCAGCGCTGGCGATTGCTCCGCAGCCGGGGCAGATCAGTTTCATTTTGTTTTATCCTTCAATTCCTGATATTTACTTCTTTTCCTGTTTTCGTTATTTGCACAACCGATACAAAGCTGCTGATACTGGGCGAGGTTACACCACTCCATAGAGACCTTTGTGCTCTTCTGCATTTTGCAAGATATATCTAGGCTTTGGTTCATGGGTTTTCTTTCTCAACCTGCTCTTTTTATATGGTAACGACCTTACATCCGTGTTTTTTAATGGAACTCTTTCTAACGCATATAGGCAGATTTATTGCTATATCCACATCAAAGAAATCAGCTACACCCCCTCTGTCAAATAGGCAGCAATACATCCTGTTAACAAAATCAACTGGTAGCTCTTCATTGACAATGTCATACGCATTAGATTTTTTTTTGCTTTCCACAACGGGCAGCAAGACAGGGTCCCCAGGCTTAAAAAACTTTGGCAGCTCTGATTTGCTTATATCTAAATACAATTTCTTATCCATAATCCTCTCCTTGGTGAAACGGGCAGGTTTAGAACCTGCCCCTACGGTAAACCTTACACATGGCTGATAGAGAACCTTACACACGTGGCGCTTTGTCGTGGGTAGGGGCGGGTTCTAAACCCGCCCTTGCTTGTTTTCTCGAAAGCTGCCCGGTTCTGACGGAAATCTTAGCCAGTGTTCGGACAGTTTCCCTGAACTCTTCGGGCTGGCCATTCACATCAAACTGATTAAGGCGGACGTGCTCCGCCCTGGTGATAAGTTCAAGATTGCTTATGTCCCAATTTTTAGGATCACCGTCTTTTAACCGTAGGATCATTCCCTCCGGTACCGGCCCGTTATGAGCCTCCCAGTTGACAACGTGCTTGGCCCGGAACCGCCCGTTAAAACCTGTATAGGGGTTTTTTTCTGCAACCTTGACAAAAATATAGCCGTCCTTGGAGCATACTCTTTCATGGCCGATAGGTTTGACGTTCGCCGGGACATGGCCATTATTAAAGCAGCCGCTGTTCGGCTTGCAGATCCCCGTGCCTTTGGTGCCATCATTCCATGGCATTTGACCTTTTTCGAATTGTCCGGTCCGGCCGGAGACAATGCCATGGTTTTTGACAAAGCTTTTTACTTGTCCCTGTTTGATCTGCAGGCCGAATTTTTTATTAACCACTTCGGTAAGTTCGACAATGCGCAAGCGTGAATAATTTGCCTTGATGAAATCAACCTGCTCTGGACTAAACAACAACGAATACCCTTTAATCCTTCCTGCACCGCGACCGCTGGTTATCTTGTATCTATTCAAAGTTGCGTCAATCTGTCCAACCGAAAGGGCACATCCAAAATGGGTGTTGAACCGCTCCGTCAGATCAGCACAGGAAAGCAAAGGAAAACCAGCCTCCAGGAAGGCAAGATGATCTGTAATGTACTTAAACCCCATCATTACCACCGGCCTGCAGCATCTTCGGCACATCCTTTGTGTTGATGTCTCTCTCCCAGATAGCCTTTTGCGCTTCAAGGACGATCTTGCCTGTAGCGACTATATCCTTGGCGATAGAGCTTATGGCCTTACTCCTGGTTACTTCCTCCAGGAGCTTGTCGCCTTTTAAATTCTCTTCGCCGAGCCTTTCCAGCTGGGCAAAAAGATGATTGTTTAAGTCTGTCAGTCTGTTTTTCATGTTTTTCCTCAATTCATTTATGGCTGCTCATCAGATCGACGGAACCGCCCGCCGATAACCCCGGCTTGCCGGGGTTTCGCTTTAATCTTCGACAGTTACTCCAGCTGCCCTTTCTTTAATTTTTACAAGCCTATCTATTTCTGCAGCAATAAGCGCACCCGCAATAACCAATCGATCTATCTTATTTTTTTTTCGAAAACGATCTTCATGTTCAGAACTCCAGGAGTCTGGATAATCGACCCATATTGATTCTCCTCGCCATTCTGCAAAATCCATTGACAGTAGACAAGCAGCAGCCTGCGCCAACTCCCCGTGTTTATTATCCTCACGGTCATCGTGTTCTGCGTTAAAACCGTGTTTTTCAATTTGTTCTTGGCGTTCATTTTTGATCATTTCTATTCCGGAAATAGGTAACTTATGATCAATGTCTTCTCTTGCATGTTTCATTATTCGTAGCCCTCTGTTTTGATTTCTATTCTAATATCATGTCCTTCTCTATCGTCTGAGTTGATTATTACCAGCTCAGGCCCGGAAGCGACTCCGCAGTACCCATAGGCATCTGTTAATCTCTTGGTGGCATATTCAACGATATCCCTTAGTATTTCGTTTTTCATATCCTCAACTCCCCACATATCCGCAAACAACCTGCGTTCCGCCGCCATAACTCAGCGAACCATGATAATACCCGCAGACAACCTTCCTCCGGCCTTCCTCCTCGGTGATACAGATTGATTCAATAGGACAATCGGCGATGGTGCATGTGCTGAAAATCATTGCCAGCCGCTTAACGGATTTTCTTTTATCATCCGCCTGTGCGCCCTGTGCCCCCATGATGGGAGCGTTCTGTGTCTCTGCTACCATCATGGCTAATCCTTTACCACTTCGATATTATGGTTGTTTTTTAGCAAGTGCTGCTTAAGGGCTGCAGCGCTTAGCCACCAGGGGCCATAAGTGATGAACTTGGCGTTCATCCCTTTTTTCGGGGCTTCCTTTTTGCCGTATATTTTCAGCCAAAAAGCCCGATGCTTGGCAGAGTGCAGAAACTGCGTTCTCTGCCGATAGAATCGCCGGGTCTCTTCGGGTATCTCCGGGTTAAGATCGGTATCTTTATGGTGCACATGCCAGATCCCTCTGATATAGCCGTTGACATACACCGTGATGCCGAGCTTATTCTTGCCCATTTGCCCTCTGGTTATATAAAGGTCATAGCCATCAACCAGCAACTTGACGATGCCGAAGCAGCCGGACAGCTGGTTAATGACAGACTCCCATTCTTCCTTGGTCGGCAGCTTGCGAGGCACAACCTCTGTAGGGTTATAAGTCATGCCTACACCCCCGCCAGATCAAGCCTGATGGTTTTCCACTCGGCATCCGGTGCCGGTTTCGTCTGGAACAACAGATATTCCCTGGTCCCGGTGATGGTGATAGCCTCGGTGATCAGGTCCATTGCCGCCTGCCATTCCGGGTCTTTGATCTTCCAGTTGCGCAGACCAAGAATCCTGCTGGTATCGACGTTGCCCTTTTTGTCGGTAGAAAAGGCATGAGAAACGACCACCTGGAGGTTCTCATTGGCCCCGACACTCCACGCCTTGGCGCAACGATCTATCTTTTGCTTGGCCAGCTGCAACCGCTCATCGAAGGCGACAACCTTATTGACCTTGATGGTGACCCGCAGATCGCCGGAAAAACTGTCCAGGCTGTAATTCCCGCCTGGATTCAATTTCTCTTCGCCTGCCGTGGTTGCCAGCCAGTCCAGATAACTGCCTATATCCGCGCTGACCGCCTGCTTGAATTTGCGCAGGTGCTCCTGAGCCTTCAGGGCCTGACGGTGCAGCTTCTCCACCATTGCATCTCGTTTCTTTGCTACCGGGTCCACATACTTGGCCGGGATAGAATCGCCTTTTGCATCGATCCATCGGCCTAAATCGTCTTTACGCGCCATGATTCACACCATTCTTAATTGCCTTAAACTGCTTTTTACTTTGGAAATATTCCCGGCACCTGTCCGCGAAAAGCTCGGCAACCAGGCTTAATTTATGTAACTCCTCGTCGGACATCTCCGAACTCTCTGTGCTGTAGCTGCATTTCTTCAATTCTCTAAGGGTCGAAATGACATCGGTCCGCCACGAGCCGACCACTCTGGCCAATCGCTGGTTATCCCTTGTCAGCTCTTCCACCAACTCGCGCAGATCGTCTCTCATGCCCCTCAGTAAATCGACTTCCGGTTCCATGCCGCGGATGTTGATTTGCGGCTGAAGCTGATATAATGCCGCCAATACTTGTTTTGCTTTCTGCTCGACATTTATGACGGCTGGGGGGTGTACTGCCAACTGAATACTGTTCATAATTTGCACCTTTTCTTATTATTTTTGCATAACGGGCATGTGGCCCAAATCTCTACCGCCAGGGGGTTTGCGCTGGAAAAAGGCAACTGCTGGTTCTTGACGCATTTTGCCAGTGTGATAACCCCGAGCAACGGACATTCAACCGTCTCGTTGCCGTATACTTCGATGACCTTAGCCGCCAACTTCTCGGTGTCGCCGGGATAGATACCCTGCAGCGCCTGGCTGATCACAGCCGGGGAGTAGCCGAGTTCCCGAGCTACAGCCGCCTGGTTGCCTGCTTCGGTCACCGCTTTTTTAAGCAGGTCTAACCATGCCATTTTGTAGCTCCTTTACTGTTGGCCGTCTTTCCGGCCATATTGTTTTGCCCGTGTTCTGGTCTCTCAGTCCACGTAATCTCAAAGGGTTCTGCCGCTTTTCTGCTGCTGTCGGATGTACTTGTTTCGGTGTCCTCGGGCCGCTGTCAATTAACAGAATGTACTTTTCCAATTGAGTGTTGCGACGGTACCCGGTGTCCTTACTATCTTCCGTTGTTCCCAGAAAGCCGCACAGGAGCAGCAGGCTGATAAACTCGCGGAGGTTAGAGAAACCGATCTGCGCAGCCTCCTCGATATCCTTTGCGGTAAAGGTTTCCAAATCCCGCATGATACTCCAGGCCCGCTGTCTCGCTGTGGCGCTGAGTTCTTTGTCGGCTTTTTTGGTAGCCGGGTTGGTTATCTCGCCGTTTTCCCAGATAGTCTCTCCGGTGTTCTGGTCGAATAAGCCTTTCAGTCTCAGCGGATTTTTCTTTCTTTCTTCCGCTGTCGGTTTGGCTTGCTGGGGAGTTCTAGGCCCGCTATCGTTTAACAGGGTGTACACGGCTATCCTGGGGTTGCGCCTATCTCCGGTTTCGCTGGTCTTGCCGATCTCGCACAAATACCCGCAGGCAAGAAGCAGGCTGATGAACGATCTCAGATTTGATAGACCGATCTCAGCCGTAGCCTCAATATCCCCGTCTTTGAACGTCCGAAAGATGCGCATAGAGTTCCAGGCTCGCTGTCTGGCGGTGATGCGCTCTTTCTTCGGTTTTTCCTTTGTCTTTTTGTTGTCTTTTACCATTCAATCACCTGCTATTTACCACCATTAGTGAAGAAAAATTTACGGTTAGATTTTGATCCATTGTTCCAGAGCGCCAGGGTTGCCCTGGTCCAGCCGTTGCTCCGAGCGACTTTCTCGATCATGCCTATCCCGTTGTTGATAAGACCAACGTTGCCGCTTGCTTCGTCGTTTAAGGCCATGAGCAAATCCTCATCTATCTCAACCTCGGCAACCGCCTTGTAGACCGCCAGGCAGTCGAGGAAATCGAGGGGCAGAAACTTAATTTCCTCGGTGATCCGGCGCATAAATCTCTCGTTTTGCGCCAGGCCGCGCCGTACCTGATCCATACCTATCAGCGTGACGGGACGGCCTGAAAGGTCATGGATATCGCGCAAAACTTCGATCATGGCTTCATTCAGGTAATCGGCTTCATCTACAAACAATGATCGCTGTGTTCTGCGTAATTTCTGGACGATATAGTCGAACATGGGTTGCCTAAAGCGGCTGGGCTGGCCTTCAAGTTGCTCAACAATCGATGACAGCATGGAGGTAATGTTCCATATTCTTTGGGCACGGACAAAAACGCCGTTCGTTCGGTTGACCACGAAGGCGGTAGCCGTGGTTTTTCCGGCACCCGGCATACCCCAGACGAAACACATCCTTTCCGGGGCGGTCGAACCCTCCAGGCCTTCAATGGCCATTAGATACCGTTTAATTGATGCCGTAATTGCAACTGCTCTTTTCATGCTGTATACTCCTGATTGTTGGGTGTTTAAGGGCAATAG